GGTTTGTTTACTATTCTGCTCTTGAGGTGTATCTATATCAAAACCAGGTGGTGTTTCTAATCCGAAGTTTTCAGGATCTGAAAATAAATTTGCGGATTGTACTAATTCAGTCTGTGTTTTTTGTACGTTTGCTTGAGTACCTTCTAATTCTTTATCAAGTTTACTTTTATTATCAAGAAAATCAAAATTAATTAATTTACCAAGTGTAGCACCAACCATAGAACCAATTCCAAGCACAACATCTTTCACACCATTTACAAAAGCACCTAATATTCCTCCAACTCTTCTAATGTTACTAATTAATTTATTAATACCCATCAAAATTTTTGGGAGATTTGTCGCTGCCCATCCTAATAATAAAATTCCTAAGAAGTCTAATATTCTTCCCAAAAATCCTCTTGTGCTTTTAGCAAGCATAGAACCTTGTCTTTTTGAAGTTCCAGTAACTGATGATGCTTCGAGCTCATCTTCCCTATCTTTTCTTCTTATATTTTCTTGTCTCCTTCTAAAAAATATGTTATCCTTACGAATCAATGTTCTTTTAAATAGATTTGTTTCTCTTGTCTGTTTCATTATTTCACTTGCATTACTTCTAGCACTTGATAATGATTTTTGAAATTTTGCAGCGGTAGAAGATATTGATCTAATACTTATCGAAGATTTAAGTAACGAATTTCTTCTTGAAGATAATGACATTATGCATTAGCTCCATATGTAGAGGTAGCATACATTGTATGAATATTATTATTATCAAATCCTATCTGAGGTAAACTATTTGTATTATCATCTGGTGGTGTGACTCCACCTCCACCAGTGACTTCACCACCTCCACCTTGAATTGGGAAAGTAATAACTTGTGGTGCACCCTCTTCCATAGTTGAAATAGTTTGTGCTATTTCAGAATTATTCTTACTTTTTGGTGTAATTGATGCTACTAAATTTTCATTTTGTGATGTAATCAATTCCTTATTTTTCTTACCTATCTCAGTAAGAGGTCCGTATACAGTGTTGGATGATCCCATATCAATAGATATAGGACTAACATTATCTTCTGTAATGACATCACCTAATGTTGCTTCCTGTGTTAAATCTACAGAGTCATCTGTTGTCCCTTCGTCTTCTTGTTCATTACCAACTTTAAATCCAAACAGTGCTTTTATACCTTTAAATATACCCTTAAATGCTGATTCTCCAAGAAAACCACCGATAAGTCCACCAATTATAGCACCTGGTGCTGCACCTATACCACCAACTAATGCTCCTAGAGTTGCTCCAAGTGCTGCACCTGCTTTTGCTCCAGCAAAAAATCCTGCTGCAGCAGCTGCTGCTGCACCCACTCCTTCACCATCTAATAAATTAAAAACAAATGTGAATAATGGACCACCAACCCTACTTATAAATCTACCACCTTTACTTATAAATCCTTTAATACCTTTTTCTATAATTGGTTTTGTGAATTTCCCAGTGTTTTTTGCAGTTTCTTCTGCTACTTTTTTACCAATTAATTTCTTTGGAAACTTTGTATCTAAGAAATCTAAGAGTTTAGCAAATTGTGTTTTTACAAAACTTGTTCCAGCGATGGCAGTTGGTACAGCTACTGCTCCAACTACCGCATCTCCTACTGGTCCGCCTGTAGGTGATATTGCCTTTGCACCTTTTATTAACAATGTACCAGCAGCAATACCAGCAGCTATTTTTGCAAATGGGGTTCTGAGTAGTCCTCCTCTTGCGATTCTTAAGGCACTAGTACTAAGAAAACTTAATCCAGTTAGTATACCTTTAAAACCAACAGTTAATGCTGCGATTGTCGCACCTGCAATTATTAACTGTTTTTGAAATGTTGATTTTAATTGAGTGAATAAATCAGTGTTTTTATCTGCACCTGCATTTATTACATTGATTAGACTATTAGTTAACCAACCTAGTGTTAAAAAAGTAAAGAAAGAACCTAGATTTGCTAATCCACCTTGTACTTTCTGAGCAACTCTTCTTACTGGCATTGTAAGTGCTTGTTGTATGCGACTTTCTATTTGACTTTCTTTTCCTTCTCTTAATCCTTGCTCCGCTAATATTCTTTCACGATTTTGTTTTGCTGCTTCTCTTTGTCTTACTAAGGTATCACTTATTCCTAAATTTTCTTTGATTGCTGTTAATGAACCATTTAAACCTGCAATTTGAGCATTTATATTTGTTAATTGTCTAGAAACGTTATTGAGTGATAATGAATTTTGTTGTAGTAAATTTGTTGTTTGAGGATCTGGTTGAGCAGGTGGTGGAACAGCACGACCAGTAAAGATATTGGAAGATACACTTCTTCTAATACCTCTTAAACCTCCTGCGAGTGGTGATGCTAACCCTTGTTCCTCATCCATTATAGACTATTATTATTTTGTTGTTGTGCTTTTAAGTTTTCTTCTTCCACATACTGTTGTAATAATGAAACGTAGATTTCTCTTTCCCAAGGCATCATATTTTCTAACTCAGTTAAGCTATATTTATGATGCTGCATCAAGGCAAAATTTAATTTATAGTATGACGCAAGATCTTCGTGTGCCATACTTATACGAAAAAATTCTGTAGCCCCTCTAGCACAATCTCGTTCTCTTTTTTAGTATTAGGATTAATGACAGTCACTGTATGTGATAATTTTGGCATAGTCTCAAAGAATTTTTCAATCATTTTAAATTGTTTTGAATCTAATTGTTCTAAAAAGTCTTTTAATTCTTTTTTAGTACAATCAGCAGAACTCCAAGATTCTTCTTCAGAGTATACTTGTTCGATACAAGATGCAATCAAATCAAATGTATCATCAACATTCATATCATCAACACCTCCAGCAAAGTTACTTTTAATAAATTCATTTAATGATGGATACTTCATCCTTAATGTATAAGTATCATCAAGTTTAATATCACTTTCGTGATCATCACTTTTTTGAACTTTGATAGAATCAATATTGATTAAAGTAGGAACTTGAGTTTTTCCATCATCTGGGCAAGTAACCATAACTTCAATATCTTCTCCAACAGATTTACCACGAATATTCAAAAACAAATACTCAATGTCAAATGTTGATAGTTTATCAACTTTTATACCCTTAGTTAAAATACAATGAGTGATAACATTTTTAACTGCATTAGCAATTTGTTTTGTATCTTGTGATTCCATTGCAAGAATGAGAATCTTCTCTTCTTTAACTAGAAATGGTCTAAATTTTATTTTTCTGTTTGACGAAGGTAGCACCAACTCATATGTTGGTGTAACAATTTTTGGTAAAGGCATAATAACTATAACACTTCAGTAAAATTATTTATAGCGGTTTTATAAACTTATTATAACACATTTAAGGACTAATGCCAGGTGGTGTTGCGGGATAATTAGCTTGAACATTGATTGATGAGAATCCACCATTAGTTAATGATGAATATTCACCTCTTGGATTATCTCTATTCAAATATCTACCCATTGATTGATAGGCAAGTGCATTTAATTGATCATTTTTGAGTGACAGACCATCTTTGGCAGCATTTCCACGACCAAATCCCAAGTCATTGTAAGCTCTTCTTAAATCTCTTGCAAGTGATGATGATTCACCAGCGATATAACGGTCATAACTAAATGATGCAGTCGCTTTTAAAACCTGTGAATTACCGTATTGGACTCTTGTAGAATTTAATGACAATGGAAATAATCCTACGAATCTATACTCTAAAAATTGTTTGTGATTTTTTTCAAATTTAACTATTGTTGTATCATTTGATTTATAATTCTTTGGGTAATTAAGTTGGAAAAAATATGTATCACCACCAGGATCAACTTGATTACCACCTGTAATATACTCCATCCAGTGTTCTAAAAATTTAAGTGACTTATATTCATTGTCTACATAAAATTCAAAATTAATCTGAGTAAAATTACGAGTATGTGCGAATCTTTCAACCATTCCCTGATAATCACCAGTTATATTTTGCGATGCCATTGCACTACCTGGTAATACCGCATCATAACATAACAATCCTACATTATCTGCTATGAAACGTGAATCTATTCCCTTTCTTCTTAAATGGTTTCTCAATCCACTGGGTGGAAGTGAAAATCTTACAAAATAATTCGATGTCTGAGCTACATTCTGTAACTTAGGCATTATATCTGATATCCTTCTTGGTCTTGGTGCTGGCACTCTAAATACTTCTATAGTATAGTTATTTAGATGGCTTATAGGGGAAAATACTATCCATCCTTTCCCAGAAAGTATAAAGGTGATCCGACTAATATTATTTACAGGTCACTTTGGGAAAGAAAGTTTATGGTATATTGTGATAAGAATACTAAAATTCTTGAGTGGGGAAGTGAAGAGATTGCTCTTCCATATATCTCACCTCATGATAGTCGTGTACATAGATACTTTCCAGACTTTTATATAAAAGTACAAGAAAACACGGGTAAAATAAAAAGATACCTGATTGAAGTGAAACCACTAAAACAAACAACAAAACCTAAAAAACCAAAAAGACAAACTAAAGGTTATATTCGTGAAGCATTTGAATATGCAAGAAATCAAGCAAAATGGAAAGCAGCAAGAGAATATTGTGCTGACCGAATGTGGGAGTTTAAAGTAATTACAGAAAAAGAGTTAGACATATGAGTCGCATAGATCCTATAATGAAGAGATTCATCGGTAATGAAAGTGCTGATGATTTAGCAACAGATATACTCGAAGTGTTGACTGAGGGAAGTAATATTCCTGAAGCAGGAAATTATTATATCTTCGTATATAATGCAAAAACACCTGGTATTGCATACGACTCACATCCACTTGTTGCTGTGACTGATGTTTTTCAGTGGGGATTCAAAGGATTGAATTATCATTGGGGTGAAATGAGACAATATACCTTTCCAGAAGTGGTTGGTGGACTGTATCAGGTAGATGAAATGGAGTTAAGAGATTTAAGAACTCTGCCTTTTGTCAAAATCCTACTAAATAGTTAAAAAAATAATTGATATGTCAAGCAATCGTAGAGCAGATGCTTCTCGAAGAAAGAAAGGAATCTACACAAGACAAGAATTAATAAAAAAGCACGGGTTAGCGACTTTTCATCCTGATCCTGAAGAAAACCGCAAGCTTCAAGAAAGTTCAAATATAGATTTGACAGGTGGATATAAAAACTCAGACGGAACTCAAGTAAAAAAAACCAAGTTTGAAAATGATGTAAAAACTGCTGGTGGTACAAATGCAAAAAAACCACAAGTCAGGCAATCTAATATAAAAAAGAGATTAGGATATCCTCTTTCTAGAGGT